TCAAAAAGAGGTGCAGAGTCAGCGACTTCTTCAATTCCTGTCGCTCGTCTCCACTCCCATGGACTTACAGGTGGTAGATCGTACCCAGCTTCTGCGTGACATAGCGCAGTCGATGGATATCGATCCTGATGAAATTATTAAGTCTGAAGAGAGGATTCGAGCTGAACAGCAAGCCCTCCAAAATCAAGCTCTCGCCGCAGCAAGCGCAGGCGGTCCTATGGCTGAGCCACCAGGACCAATGGCAGCAGGTCAGCCACCTCTTCCAATGTAGGTTGGAAGACGCTCAGGCGCGGTTAGAGCAAGCAGACGAAAAGAATTTTCGGTTCGAGCAAGGTCGAGTCAATGAGATTCGTTTTTTTCTCGAACTAGAAGGTACGGCGAAAGCCGTTCTAGACAAGCAGCGGACCCAAAAAAGGATATCCGCAGTCGAGTAACGAATATCCCAAAGGGACTCGTGAGGAATGATGGCTAGTAGAAATGACCCGGAGCGACTAGAGGCAGAAGCAAAAGAACTTATGGAGCAGCTTCAGAATGGATCTTCTCAACCCTCGGCGGAGGATACTGAGCAGGTGCAGGAAGAAATGCTCGAAGAAGCCCCCTCAGAACCAGAGGACACGGCAGAGGTTCAGGCAGAAGAGGTTTCCGCAGAAGAGTCCGTTGAAAGCGGCGAGGATTCTGAAGCGGCTCAGCGAATAGAAAAAGCTGAGAGAGCAATGAAAGGCGCTCAGGCGAAGATGACCAAGGCGACACAAGAAGCCGCTGAGCTGAGAAAGCAGGTAGCTGATCTCGGTGAAGCAGTAACTTTGTTGAAAGGTCAGCTCGCTGAGGAGAAGCGAAACACTGAGAAGCTGCAACAGGTTAGGGAAGAATATCCTGATGTTGCGGGACCTCTCATTGATGAGCTGAACCTCATGCGAGAGCGGATTGATGAACAGTCAGCTTATGCTGAGAAGCAGGAGCAGAGAAGACAGCAAGAAGAACAGGCGATTATGGCGCAGGCGCACTTCGATCGTATTCGTTCAGTTCACGAGGACCTTGACCAGGTAGTCGAGACCTCGGACTGGGCGTTGTGGTTAGAGGGGCAGGACCAACAGGTTCGTAACTGGGTTGAAGCCGGAAGTTCTAACGATGTCATCTACGTTCTTGATCGATTCAAAGCAGACATGGGCATGAAACCCGCAACGCCGCAAGAGTCGGCTTTAGCGAGGGCAAAAGAGGTTGCAGAACCAAAGTTGCCTAAAGCGCGAAAAGCTAATGTGAGTGGCGAACGGAAATCTTGGACAGTGCAGGACATCGTAAATATGCCTTTGAATGAGTTCGAAAAGCATAAGAACGATATTCTCAAAGCACAGGCTGAGGGATCTATTCGCCGTTAATAATTCTCTTGTGAGGAATAGATAATGGCTTTTTCATTTTTTGATAGCAGCAGTGGTGCTAATGAAGTGAACTTTATCCCAGAGGTGTTCTCGAAACTCCTCCAGGCTAAGTTCTATTCGAGTTCTGTTCTCCCCATGATTTCAAATACGGATTACGAAGGGGAAATTAGTGGTCAAGGCGATAAGGTTACGATCCGTACCGTACCCGCTGTAACGATCAACGATTATTCGGGGTCAATCACGACTCAAGAGCTGACGACGGCAAAGGTCGAGCTTCTAATCGACAAAGCGAAATACTATAGCTTTAAGATCGACGATGTGTTGGCAGCGCAAGCTGACATAAACATGTTGGAGGCAGCGAGTGCCGATGCAGCCGAGGGTATGCGTGTTGCGGTAGAAACTGATGTTTTAGCGTCAGTCGTAACAGGCGCGACCACCATTGGTTCTCAGACGACTATCAATCAAGACGGCAGCGACATACTTGCCGCAATTCTTGATTTCGCTAAGTCACTGGATCAACTAAATATCCCTGAAGAAGGACGATTCCTCGTTCTGTCTCCAGAGTTTATTTCGATCCTCAAGAAGAGCGAGCTGCGTCAGGCTTATCTGACCGGCGACGCTGAGTCACCTTTGCGTAACGGCAGAGTTGGAATGGTCGATAGGTTCACGGTGTATCAGAGCAACATGCTTTTTACCCCTGGATCTGGAACAGACTCTGGCTTCACCCACGTTCTGGCGGGTCATCCCAAAGCAATTTCATTCGCATCTCAGTTCACAAACACTGAGACAGTCCGCATGGAATCCACTTTCGGTGACCAGGTCCGAGGTCTGAAGGTCTATGGCTCTAAAGTCGTAGTGCCTGATGCACTAGTGGTCGGTAAGTTCACCTAATAGGTGTTTGGGGGCTACTTAGGTAGCCCCCCTTTTTTAATTACGAAGTGAATTCTATGGACGTTGCAACGACTAAAGACGAAGTTTACGAAGAGGCTCTCAATCAGTTCGGCAAGAAACTAGATCGCCGAATGAAGTTGAGTGAGCTTCAGGACCAACTGCAACGTCTACAAAGCGAACGGGAAAACCCTACTCCTAAAGCCAAAGTTAGGAGACCAAAAACAGTTCGTAACGTCATTACAGGCAACGTGTTCAGTTATGACGATTTGTTCAAAGGTAACCCTGACCTAGAGGTTATCGAGTGGGAGGAACAAGATGGCGACGACTAAAGTTGTTGATGTTCTGGATCGCGCATCGATCATATTGCAAGACACCACACATGTGCGGTTCCCTAACGAGGAGCTGCTGAAGTTTTTTAACGACGCTCAGAAGGAAGTAGTCCTGCACCGCCCAGATGCGAAGATGGTCAATGAGAATCTTGCTCTGGTCGATGGGAGTAAACAAACCCTCCCTGCTACAGGATTGAGATTGATCGATGTTGTAAGAAACGTAAATGGTCGATCAGTCACCCAAGTGGATAGAAAAATCTTGGATGAAACTCTGCCTAATTGGCACGAGAGCACTGCTGGAACTAACAAGATTGAGCATTTTATTTACGATCCGGCAGATCCAAAAAACTTTTATGTCTACCCGAAAGGTGCGAGCGGAACTCATTCACTAGAAGTGATCTACAGCACGGCTCCGTCTGATGTAGCTATCAGTAATTTTACTACGGACACCACAGTTATCGGCGTTGATGATGTTTACGCCAACGCATTACTAGATTACATCCTGTACCGGGCTTATCAAAAAGACTCAGAGTTCGCTGGAAATGTGTCGAGAGCACAGATGCACTACCAGTCTTTCGCTACTTCATTAGGGGTGAAAACACAGGCTGACGGTGCGACTACGCCTGTCCCTAAAAACCCTGACATGAATGCAGGGAGAGTCTAGTGAAATACGCTGACTTCAACATTTATATCCGCCCAGAGGTCCAGGGTGCGCCAGATTATCTGATCGAAAGAGCGGTTAGAGATAGTGCCGTGGATTTTTGTATGCGTACTGATATCTATGTGCCAGAGCCAGAAACCATAACGATCATCCAAGGCATCAATGAATACAGCGTCAGTATCCCTACTGGGACTGAGCTGAACAGGATAATCGATGTCTATGACGATAAAACGCCGCTCACGCCCGTTAGCTTTACTGAGCTGATGATGCGGTTGGGTGATGAAACAGAGCAGGGCAATCCTAGATTTTACTCGCAGCGGGATAACTCTGAGTTCTTTTTAGCGCCGATACCTGGAGGCGCAGATAGCTTTCGAGTCGTCTACAGCGTTAAACCAAGCTCTTCTTCTACGTCCATTCCCGACACCATTGGAAAGGAGCACAGAGAAACCATCGTGCATGGAGCTTTGTACAGGCTACAGATGATGAGTGCTCAGCCGTTTGCGAATGGCAGTGCCGCACAGATGAACAACCAGCTATTCGAAAAAGCAGTCGGTCGCACAGTTCGCCAGGTTAAATACGGATTCAGTGGCGGTCGCCTTACTTGCAAACCGAGAGCGTTCATCTAATGGCTTATCTAACCACCATCGAGCTTGTACAAAACGATCAGCTCCCAGAAATAGCTATAACTCTGAAAGACAGCAATACGGCAGCTACCGGTCAAACGCTGGATGCAGATGATCCCAATACATTTGCTCCGATTGATCTAAGTGGTGGCTCTGTTCGTTTGCGTATACGAGAAGTCGGGAAGACAACTCTCCTGGATAACATCGTTGGCACCGTCACCGATGCCACGGGCGGGAAAGCCACGTTTGTTTTCAGCTCAAATACCTTGGCGACTACAGGCGTACTAGAGGGTGAAATTGAGCTGACTGACTCAACCAGCAGGACGCAAACAGTCGTTGATCTGATCAAATTCAAAGTTCGATCACAATTCGGATAAGAAAAGATGGCGATATTTGCTGAGGTCAGTTTTCGGCAACTGAGCGCCTCAGCTTCGTTTCGGAAGGTTCATGCTCAAGCCAGCCTTCCCTCTTCTACGGTAATTATTTCTGTTCAAGACCCGGCACCTGAAATCAACTTTCAGCGCCTGACCTTTGATTTCGATTACCGGTACTTAGCTCCACAGATCCAGTTTCAAAAACTGTTCCTATCCGACATTCGCCTGAACACAGAGCAAACGATCTTTCCTATTTTGGACGCTTTCTCTTTCAGCGATGTGCCGCTACTGAATCCAAACCTGGGCAAGTCTGACTCGATTGGATTCAGCGATATTGAGTTCTTGGGCATAAATCCTGTAAAGGACGATCTGGTCTCTCTCTCGGAAGTCCATACTTTTGATATCGCCTCGCAACGAACTGATTCAGTCA